ATTCAGTAAAGTTTTTACCACGAGAAATTGGTGATAGGTATGTAACTATTGACACAAATGGTAAACTTACTTACAATGGTGATTGGCCAAATAAATCACAACATATTTATGTTAGTGATTATTCAACAAACCTCGAAGGTATTAGTGGAGACGCTTTACCTCACGGTTTTGCAGCAACTAAGAATCCAATTTCATCTGGGACTGTTCCAAGTGCTAGTTTTGTAACAAACCAGTTTACAGATCATATAGATACTTCACAAGGTAGATTTGATTCAAATGAATACTATGGTTGGGATTTTGAAAGTAAAGATAATCAAGAATATTTAGCACCTTCACCAACTTCAGTTGGTACTGGTCTTAATGCTGTATTTAGTTTAGAAAATATGTATGGACATGCAGATGCTAGTGAAATTGGAGCCGATACATATTCAAATGCATCACAGGCAATTACAATGACACTATCAGCAAAAGAACAAAGAAAATTTGTTGTTCCATTTCAAGGTGGATTTGATGGTGATAATCCAACTACAGTAAAAGCAACTGGTAATGATATTTCAGCCACAAACACACAAGGACTTAACTGTACAAATGCAAATACAAGTGGTACAGTAGCGTACAAACGAGCAATTAACGCTGTAAGTAATCCTGATGAGTTTGATATGAATATGTTGGTAACACCTGGTATTATACACGAATATCATACACAGGTAACCAATCACGCAATATCTAAAGTAGAAGATAGAGCAGATGCATTTTATGTTTTGGATGGTTCAAGATGGGGCCGTTCAGTAACAAATGCAGTTAGTGATATTAAATCAGTAGATACTAATTATGCAGCTACTTATTATCCTTGGGTTAAGATTCTTGATCCTGTTAAGAATAAACCAATGTGGGTTCCGCCTTCAGTTGTGATACCTGGTGTTATAGCTAATACTGATACTGTAGCACACGAATGGTTCGCACCAGCAGGTTTGAATCGTGGTGGATTAAGTTCAGTATTGGAAGCAAAAACAAGACTAACTCATAAAGAACGTGATACTCTTTATGATGGTCGTGTTAATCCAATCGCTTCATTCCCACAACAAGGAGTAGTGGTGTTTGGACAGAAAACATTACAAGGGAAACCATCAGCACTTGATAGAATCAATGTACGAAGATTGTTAATCAGACTTCGTAAGTTCATTGCAAGTTCTTCAAGGTACTTGGTATTCGAACAAAACACAGCAGCAACAAGAAATCGTTTCTTAGGTATTGTGAATCCATTTTTGAATTCCGTACAAGCTAATAGTGGTTTAAGTGCATTTAAAGTAGTGATGGATGATTCTAACAATACACCTGACGTTGTTGATAGAAATGAATTAAGAGGACAAATCTTTATTCAACCTACAAGAACAGCAGAGTTTATAGTATTAGACTTTATCATTCAACCTACGGGAGCAGCATTCCCTGAATAAGTTTGACTTATAAACAAACACTAACGTATAATGAAAAGCCCCAATTTTTAGTTGGGGTTTTTCTTTCTATAAAAAACTTCAATAAAACTTCAAAAAACAATATATTTGAGTATCACTTTTTTTTATTAAAGTGATATTTATATATGTAATAGTATGTGAACGGCATTAACAGGAGAACGAAAATGGCCGAGATTCTAAATCAAGACGAAATCTTTTTTACACCGTTTGAACCGAAGACTAAAAATCGGTTTATCATGTATATAGAAGATATACCTTCTTATTTTGTAAAAACAATGAACCGTCCCCAAATAACTTTTGATGAAGTTGAACTAAACCATATTAATGTAAAACGATTTCTTAAAGGTAAAGGTGTATGGGAGCCATTAGAAGTTACTCTTTATGATCCTATTGTTCCAAGTGGAGCACAAGCCGTAATGGAATGGGTTAGACAACACCATGAATCTGTAACGGGTAGAGATGGATATTCAGATTTCTATAAGAAAGAAATTAGATTCAATCTATTAGGTCCAGTTGGAGATAAAGTAGAGGAATGGGTACTTCATGGATGTTTTATTCAAACGGCCAATTTTAATGATTTAGATTTTGCAAACGGAACAGATGTAGTGGATATAAATCTAACACTTCGTTACGATTACGCCGTATTGTCGTTCTAAAAATATAGGAGAATAAAAATGAGTGAATGGATAGCAGCAAATTGGGAATATGTTTTGGTTGGTATTTACGCGATTGAAAAAATCGTGAAACTTACACCAACAAAATATGACGATATTCTTTTCGATATGATTCTTAAACCAATCAAAGAGAAATTCGCACCGAAAAAATAATTAAAAATTTATAGTTTTAAAAATAGTTATAATTAGGTTATAACTCTAATCCAATAGGAGTACACATGGCAGAGAATAAATTCCCTACGGAAGTAGTGGATTTGCCCTCAAGGGGATATTATTATTCCGAGGACAACCCATTATCTTCAGGGCAAATTGAAATAAAATACATGACTGCCAAAGAAGAAGATATTTTAACTTCACAAAATCTTATTCAAAAAGGTATTGTGTTAGATAAATTATTGGACGCTTTGATAGTTGATAAGAAAATCAATACAAATAGTATGTTGATTGGTGATAAAAATGCATTATTTATCGCTGCAAGGGTTCTTGCATATGGTAAAGAATACACTTTTGATTATGCTGATAGTCAAGGTCAATCTAAAGAACATACTTTTGATTTAACTACATTAAAAGATAAAAAAATAGATTTTTCTAAACAAGAAAAAGGGAAGAATTTATTTAGTTTTAAACTTCCACAATCAGAAAGAACAATTGAATTCAAATTATTAACGGATGGTGATGAGAGGGATGTTACTACGGAATTAGAAGCATTATCTAAAGTAAGTGGTGGAGTTTCCAAAGAGGTAACAACACGATTTAAAAAGATGGTAATTTCAGTAGATGGTAATTCTGAACGAGCATTTGTTAATAACTTTGTAGATAATGAGTTTTTCACACAAGACTCACAAGCTTTTAGAAGTCATTATCAAGAAATAACCCCAGATATAGATATGGATATTGTTATAGATGATGGTGGAGAGGGGGTAGAAATAACCGTCCCTATGACGGTTCAGTTTTTTTGGCCTTCCGTTAAGTTATAAACTAGAAATACACAAACAAATATTCGATTTAATGTATTATGGAAAGGGTAGTTTTACCTTTCATGACTTATACTCAATGCCAGTCTATTTACGTAGATGGTATCTTCAAAAACTTTCTTCAACCTACGAAGAAGAAGCTAAACAATTAGAAAAACAACAACGGGCTGCAAAAGTGCCTAAGTTCAAAAAATAGATTTTTGTATATTTATACGTAACCAATTCAAGGTATAAAATTAATATGGTAAAATACAAATATAAGAATGAAACTGTTTTAAAAGAGTTTGTCGGTAAATTCCTTCGAGCATTAGCTTCAAGAAAAGGGAAACAGATAGCAAAACTATTATCTGCAGACCCTGCAATGAAAAAGATGTTGAAGAAAAGTGCTGACTTAGAATCGGATCTTGAAAAACATGTTGAAAAACGTAGAAAAGAAGATCCAGAACTTGATGCAAGACTTTCTGCGTTAGCACGTCTTTAATTTTTACATATTAATTAGTTTATTAATTTTTCAACCTTGGCCAACAAAGGCCATTTAATATACGGTAAATAATGGCAGAAAAAAACATCCAAGCCTCAATAAAACAAGTAGCAGTGGAAATCAAAGCTTTAGAAAAACTAGGTAAGAACCTATCTAAAGCTCAGGACAAAACTTTACGAAATTTACGGGAACAAAGAAAAGAATTAGAAGATTATAAAAAGGATTATAAAGCTGTAAATTTAGAATTTCAAGCGCAGGCAGACATTGCTGTAGATTTAGCTAAAACAATGAAAGGAATAAATAAGTCTGAAATATTTTTAAAACAAACATCAAGATTAATAGTCAAATATGGTAAAGATAATAATAAGAATGCTCAAAAATTAGCAAAATCTTTATCTTTGATAGTTGATGCTTCAGCAACTGTATCACAAAATATGGAAGCTATTGGTACGTCTGAATTCCAATCGTTAAATCTATCAAAATTAATTTTTAATTTGAGAAAACAGAATGCGAACATAAAAGATAAAGAAGTTGATGATCAAATAAAATATTT